GATAAACCTGCAACACTAAAGCAAGAAATCTCTGAACGTTTGCATCGTCTGGTAGAAAGAGAGGTAGAACAGGGAGCAACTAAAAAAGAAGCTTTTAAAGAAATTAGTGAAAATACAACAATTCCTATATCAGAAATACAAGAGAATGAAAAAATATTCTCTCGGCAAAGTGGTGGGGGAGCTTCTAAAGATATGCTTGATGAAGTTATTCTGACAGGCAAATCTTTATTGAAAGAACCTACTGCACTACAAAAAGCTGCTGAAAACATTGCAGGGGGTAAAGGAACTAAATCAACACGAATAGCTAGAAGCAAAGCAGGAAAAGCTGCAATAAGTGCAGGAGTTTTAGGGTATTTATTAGGTGAACTAGATTTGCCCCCAGAGAAAGCTTCAGAGTTTGAACAAGCTTTTAGTGAAGCTCATAACGCAGGAGAAGAAACTTTTACTTTTGAGGGTAAAGAGTTTTCAACTGAAGTTAAAAAAGGTAAAGCTATGGGTGGAAGGTTAAATTATCAAGAAGGTGGTTCTATGCTAATTCCTCCTGAAATGGAAGCAATGGCAGAGGATATGCCAGTAGATACTTATCCTAATATTCCACCTGAAGAGATGGCAGAAGTAGAAGCCTCACAATTACCTGATGTAGAGATGGAAAAAGACTATATGGATTTTGTAGTAGGAGAATCCTTAGATAGCGAAGAAAAAAATTATTTAATGAATGCTTTAGAAGCAGACCCTCAACTGAGTCAAATTTTTGGTAAAGTTGTAACGACTGCTTCTGAGTTTACTGGTTCTGGAGAAGTTTCAGGGCCGGGAACGGGTGTATCAGACTCAATACCTGCACGATTGTCAGATGGCGAGTTTGTATTCACCAAAAAAGCTACTGATCAAATAGGTTCAGATAATCTTCAGATAATGATGGATGATGCTGAACGTGCGTTTGATGGTGGTGAAATGAGAATGCCTAAACAAGAAGGCGGCATGATGATGTATAACCAAAAGGATGAAGATCCTCTTGCTTATGAAAAAATAGCTCAAGACGAGATTAAAAAATCTATGTTAAGAGCTAATCGTGCCCCAAGTTTAATGATGTCTTAGGCATATTTAAATTAAGGCTACCTTGTATATACAAGCCCCAAATTCTTTAGACGTTTAGAATTGGCTACCTTGCAAGAAAAACAAGCCCCTTAGAAAAGGAGTAATAATGTCCCAAACAGAAATTTTAGAAGAAGAACAAGCTAATCCATATAATATGAAGAAAGCTTGGCATAAGCCTGACGGTAAACGTATGCCACAAGCAGACGAAATGTATTATGAAGAAGAAGCTCCTGTTCAAAAGGCTACCCGTTCTCGAAAGAAAGCGGCCCCTGCTTCTGATGAAACTAATTATAAAAAAAGATACGATGATTTAAAAAAGCATTATGATAATAAACTTTCTGAATTTAAAGATAGGGAACAGCAGTTAATAGCTGAAGTTTCTTCTCAAGAGCCTGAGTATCAAGCTCCTAAGTCTTTAGAAGATTTAGAAAAATTTAGAACTGATTATCCTGATTTGTATGAAACAGTCGAAACTGTTGCTCATCAAAGAACTGAAGAACAACTTTCTAAAGTGCATGAAAAGCTTTCTGTTTTGGAAGAAAGAGAAAAAGCTATTGTACAAAAGGAAGCTGAATCAGCTTTAGCAGAACGTCATCCAGATTTTGATGATATTCGAGGTTCAGATGATTTTCATTCTTGGGCAAAAGAACAGCCTGAACAAATACAAGGTTGGGTTTATGAGAACCCAAATAATGTTTCTTTAGCTATCAAAGCTCTTGATCTTTATAAATTAGAAACTGGGAAAGGACAAAGTTCTCAAAAAAAGAGTTCAAATAATAAACAACGTAGAGTTTCTGCTGCTGATATGGTTTCTACTAAAACCACAAATGTAGAACCTCAACAAGATAAAATTTGGACTGAAACTGAAATTGCGAAAATGTCCTTAGATCAATTTGACAAATATGAAGAAGATATTCGTCAAGCCATTGATGAAGGAAGGGTTCGTAAAATATAACTTTTCTAGGAGTAATATAAAAAATGGCTTTTAACCAATCAGATGCTTTGTTTGAGCAAGGTACAGATACCGATGGTAACTTTGGTAATTCTGTATCTGGTCAAAACAATTCGTTTTTCTTACCGAAGGTTTATTCAAAGCAAGTTCTAAACTTTTTCCGTAAAGCTTCCGTTGTTGAAGCAATTACGAATACGGATTATGCAGGTGAAATTGCTTCGTTTGGTGACACAGTAAGAATAATTAAAGAACCCGAAATTACTGTTTATCAGTATGAGCGTGGTGCAGATGTAACGCAGACTAAGTTGACTGACCAAGAAGTTAGTTTAACTGTAGATATTGCTAACGCATTTAAGTTTATTGTAGATGATATTGAAACAAATATGTCTCACGTAAACTTTCGTGATGTTGCAACTTCTTCTGCTGCTTATGCTCTTCGTGATGCTTTTGATGCAGGTGTTATTGCAACTATGATCGCTGGAGTATCAGCATCTAGCCCGAATCATATTTTGGGTTCAGATAATGCTACTGATCTTGCGTCTGGTACTTTTGATGGTACTGGTAACCTTGATATAGGTTTTGGATCAAACGAACATGATCCTATCGATGTTCTTGGACATATGGCTCGTCTTCTCGATGAGCAGAATGTTCCTGAAGAAGGTCGTTGGTTCGTGGCAAGTCCTGAGTTCTATGAAGTTTTGGCTTCTAGTTCTTCTAAGCTCTTGTCCGTTGATTACAATGCAGGACAAGGATCTATACGAAATGGTCTAGTATCTTCTGGTCTGTTGCGTGGCTTTAATATGTATAAAACTAACAACATTGCAGCGACTACTAATGCCGCTGGTCAATGTCTTGCTGGTCATATGTCAGCTACAGCTACAGCTCAAACGATTACTAGCACTGAAGTAATTCGTGATCCTGATAGCTTTGGCGACATTGTACGTGGACTTCATGTCTATGGTGCAAAGGTTCTCCGTGGTGAAGCGTTGGTTTCTGCCTTCTATGGTATAGACTAACTTTAAGGTTGGGGGGTCGTTTTACGGCCCTCCTTTCTTTTAAGGAATAAAAATGCCTCAAATAGGTTCTAATGAAAATCCTGTAATGTTTCGTAAAGCGATTGTTAGTAAAGATAGTCGATTTAGGAAAGGTTTTGATAAGAAAAAGTATGATGAAAATTACGATAAGATTTTTAGAAACACTTCTGAATTTGAATCTTGTCGTGAGAAAAGTAAAACTTTTGAAAGTGATCAGGATTAATTACTTATGAAAAAAATGATGTATGGTCAGGGCGGTGCGTATAAAAATGTACAAGCAATGGAACGTCATTGTGCTTGTAAATCTGCTATGTCAAATTCTAAAAGTTCTAAGGGTAAAACAGGAGTTTTAGCAATTTCTATACAGGTATCAAAATAAAGTTCCTTTTCTAAAGGATTATTTTCACAAATAGATAACTAGTAGACCATTATGTCTGAAACATTTCTTAATTTATCAAATGAGCTTTTAAGAGAACTTAATGAAGTTTCTTTAACTAGCGCTACATTCTCATCAGCTATTGGTGTTCAAGCTCACGTTAAAGATTCTGTTAATAGAGCTTATCTTGATATTGTAAATGAAGAACCTCAATGGCCTTTTCTTGCTACAGGACTTAGCGGTGCTACAGATCCTATGTATGGCAATGTGTATGTAGAAACTGTAGCTGGTACAAGATGGTATTTACTTAAAAGTGATAGCTCTAGTTTAACTACTGATTATAGTTATATAGACTGGAACAATTTTCTTTTAACTACAGTAGGCGTATCAGGAGAATCTGCTCCACATACAATTCGTAATTTAAGATTTACAACCACAGAAGAGTGGAAAGACTACTTTAGAATATCTCAGAATAAAGATGACTCAGATAGTCAAAACTATGGAGTTCCTTCTAGGGTTATAAAAAGTCCTGATAATAGAAAATTTGGATTAAGTCCAATACCAGATCAAGTGTACCGTATTTGGTTTTATGCTTATGATTTACCCACTGAACTTTCAGCGCATGGCGATCAAATAGTATTTCCTAATATTTATAAGCCCGTTCTTTTGGCTAGAGCTAGATACTATGTACACCAATTTAAGGAAAATCCTCAAGCATCTGCTTTTGCATTAGATGATTATCGTAGAGGATTAAAATTAATGAAACTTCATCTTTTAGAACCTACTCCGGGTTACTTTAAAGATGACAGAATAAGGTTCGTTTAGTGTCTCAGCCTTTTGCCTTAGCATGTCGAGGTGGTTTAAATGTTAATTTAAATCAACTTGAAATAATGGGTCAACCCGGATTAGCTACAGAGTTATTAAACTTTGAAGTAGATCCTGATGGTGGATATAGGCGTATTAGTGGCTTTACTTTATTTGGTGGAGATTCTGCTGCAAGACCTAACTCAAGTAATAAAATACTTGGCCTAGCTGTCTATGCAGATGGCTTAATTGCTTGTTCAGGAACAGGTATATTTTTTAGTCAAGACGGAACTAGTTGGTTACAAATAAATAAAGCTAGTGTAGCAGGAGGCGGTGATAATTTTAGTACGTTCAGTGGGCGTTCTAATGATGCACGAACTAGTCAAGGACAATGTAGCTTTGCATTATTTGAAGGTACATCTGACTATGGTGAAATGTTAATCTGTGATGGAGCTAACAAACCTTTCTTTTTTAAAATGACAGGTACAGGAGCTTTAGCAGATAGAACTTTTTTTGCAGGTGAAATAACAGTAGATAGCACTACAGCCCCTACTGTTGGAGTAATACATGAGAATCATTTTGTTGTTGGTGGTGCATCTACTGCTAAGAACAAAATATTTTTTAGTGCTACTCTTGATCCAGAGTCATTTAGTGGAACAGGTTCAGGAAGTATACAACTAACAGATGCTATTGTAGGTTTAGCAAGTTTTCGTAGTGATTTAATTATATTCTGTAAAAATAGTATTTTTAAATTAATTAATATTAGTGACAGCAGTAATATTGCAGTTGTACCTATTACACAAAATGTTGGTTGTTTAGATGGTAATAGTATTCAAGAAATAGGAGGTGATCTTTTATTTCTTAGCCCTGATGGTATTCGTACTGTAGCAGGTACAGCAAGAATTGGTGACGTAGAGTTAAGCTCTGTCAGTAGACAAATACAAAAATTAACAACTCTTATTGCTAATGGTATAAATAATTTTGTTATTACTAGTGGAATACTCCGCAGTAAATCTCAATATCGTTTGTTCTACACTGATACAAGTCAAAGCTCTGCAATTTCAAAAGGCATTATAGGAACACTTACTCCTAATGGGTTTGAGTGGTCTGAAACAAAAGGAATACAAGCTACTGGATTTGCAGCAGGTCTAGATAAAGACGGCGTAGAACAATTATATCATGGGGATAATGCAGGTTATATTTATAACCATGATACAGGAAATATATTTAATCCTGCAGGGAGTGCCTCTAATGTAGAAGCACAATACTACACACCTGATTTAGATTTTGGAGACATTGGTACAAGAAAAACTATTAAATATATTAAAATATCAGT